CTAATTTCTGTGAGCATTATTGCAGGTTTTTTTAAGGCAAAAGGTTGGCTGAAATGATTAGCCAAAAGTTTTTGCGTTGCATGATGCAAGTGTGGATTAATGAAGGTGTCGTAAATGGTGAAACAGGCGCGTACACTGAAGACGGTACAACTACTAAATACGGCATTGCTTTTGAGTACAATCGCAAGACGTTGTTAAAGTACGGCATCAGCGAGCCGCAAGATATGCACAAACTGACCGAAGAGATAGCTGCGCAGATTTACTACAAAAAATATTGGCAAAAGTGTGGCGCAGAGCAAGTTCCGATCGGTTGTGATTATCTGTTGTTTGACGCTGCTGTTAATCAAGGTGTCGGCTATGCTAGTCGAATGATCCAGGAATGTCTTAACATTTTGCACGGAACAGAACAGCTAAAGGTTGATGGGAGAGTTGGCCCAAAAACAAAAGCTTATATGCGTAATGCGCTTGGACGCAAAAATGAGTTACAATTGATTATGCGGTTACATCGAAAAATGGCTTATTATCAAACGCTTGTTAGTTACGCTAGAAAAAAGAGAAAATTATTTGACGCTAAAAGCCGAGACTTTGAAACAAGTTGGCTGCGGCGATTGTGGCACGAAGTATGAAATTGTTTAAAGAAATAGGTCGCGGCTTAAAGAAAGTTGCAAAGTTTGCAGGGCGTAATTCTGAGTTGATAGCGACAGTTGCTGGCGGCCCAGCCGCTGGTAAATTGGTTGGCATGATTACTAAAAGTGTTGGCGCAGATAACTTTGAAGATGCGGTTCGCATAATCGAAGAACACCCTGATCCAGAGTCAGTACTTGCACATGTTCAAGCAGAAAATTATGTCAAATTACAAGAATTGGCATATGAGTCTACTGAAGGCGCACGAAAGATGTATGGCGAAACTGTCCGAAGCAGTGACGTTTGGATTCGAAGAGCGCCAGTGATTTTTGCCTATTTAATTCTGGGCTGCTGGGTAGCGAGTTTTGCTACAGTTCTGTTCCTTTGTTTTGGTGAGACAGGTAATGTGCCCGAGGGCTTTAAAGCCTTAATTTTTACAGGCTTTGGCGCCATTACAAACGAATTAAAAGGTGTGACTCACTTTTTTTTCGGGAGTAGTGAAGGCAGCAAACAAAAGTCGATTGATTTGAGGAGAATGTAATGAGTTGGGTAACGCTTTATGATCTTAAAGATGAGTTATGCATAGATGATGACGATACTCAGTTTGATGCATTTCTTACTCGTAAGAGAAATTCGATTATTGCTGCTATTGAGTCATACTGTCGTCGGTCTTTTCTTGCAAGCGACGAAGATCAAACAATTGATTTTCCTCGCGGCGTAGTGCTGCTAAAGAAGTACCCTATCATTAGCGTTAGTGCTTTTTATATAAATGGCGTAGCGAGCACCGAATATTATCTTGATAATGACACTGGACGGTTGTACTACCAAGATGCAGATGGCAATCCAATGAAAGAATGGTCAAGCACTAATGCAGAAAAAAGTGTGCGCATACAGTATCGAGCAGGGTACGAAAGTAATGCTTTTCCAGATGATTTAAAAGATGTTGTATTTGCTATGGTGCAACAAGCGTATTTGAATCGCGATCGAGACACTAGTCAAAGAATTAAATTTGAAGCGATCCCTAATGTAATTAGTACAGCTTACTACGACAGTGCAAATTTACATCCTACCTTTGGCGCACACGTTGATGTTTTGAATAAATATGCTTGTGAGCGAGGGATGCTGCCATGAGCAAGGCAAGTTTTAGAAGACTAATTAAGCTGCAAGGGTACGAAATTACGATCAAGCGTGTTGAAGGTGCAACGACAGAAGAAGTAAAAGTTGTTGCTGCGCAGTCTATGTGGGATCAAAAATCAGGCATTGATGAGGCAAATCAAGAAACGACTTGTTATCATATTTGTTATGACGATTTAGCACTGGCGGAGTTTAGCTTACCGCTTAAAAGAGGTGACCGAGTTGTGGATAGCAAAGACAATAAAATTCGTAATATAATGTCTGTGCACCCACTCAAATATCATGGCGAGATTGTTGGGTATAAGTTGGAGACAAGAGGGTAATGGCAAAAAAATCGTTTGAAACGTTTCGATTAGAACCTTGGATGCAAGATCACGTCCAGGCGATAACGATATCTGTTGCCAAACACGCGCTACGCGAGGAGCAAGCAAGAGGCTTTGATAAGCACCCTTTAACTATTGTTGATCGTAGGCCCAACTTACCGTTCGAAGCTGTCCGACCATTTGGTAGAATAGAAATTATTGAGCGTGTAGAAATGGGAGAAATAATTGAGTTTATCTTTCGCAAGCTGCATGAAAAAAGTCCAGTCGGAGATATAGACAAACGTCCAGGTCACCCAGGGTTTTACCGCAATTCTCATTTCATCACCGTCAATGGCAATATGGTTACTGCACAAAACGTAAAAAATATTAATTACAATCCAGAACGCGACACAGTGCGGTTTGTTAATGCGGCTGTTTATGCGCGTAAGATTGAGGGAATTTACACTCCTTCTCGGTTTAATAAAAAAACACGCAAGCGAGAAAATAAAGGTAAGTGGCACACACTTGGCTGGAGTCCTCAAGCACCTAAAGGGGTGTATAGAGTTGTTGCACGCATGGCTAAATCTAAGTACGGAAAAAACGCAGCGATTAGATATACAGTAATGCGGCTTTCAGTCGGCGGCGCGCAAGTACGTCGTTGGTATAAGGGCGGCAAAAAGTTAAAGCGTTTTGAGATGACCGATCAAGTATACCCAGTAATCGAATTAAGCCCAAGAAAAGGCGGCATAATAATATGAGTTCGACAACAGTCAGAAGTTTAGTTAAATCACGGTTGGAGAATGATTGGCCACAGCGCGGCGACGCTGAAATTGTCGATGTGACAAATTTACATATAGATCGCGGAGTAGATGACTCCCTGTGGGTCGCTTTGGAGTTTCCAGGGGGCAGCGAAGAAATTATTTCCATGGGAGATCCTGGAAATAATTTATACAGAGAATTTGGAGTGATCAACGTGCATGTTTTAGTGCCGAGTGGATCAGGCGCAACCGAGGCTCTGACTGCGATTGAGTCAATCAGAGTACTGTTTCGCGGAGCGGAATTTGGGACAGATCCTAACTTTGTTCGATGTTACGGTGCTGATCCAGCAACCACATCAGATAGAATTAGTCCTGCCACAATTGAAGGACAATGGTATATAATGTCATGTAGCATCGATTACACGTTCGATGCATTCGGAGGAGAATCATGAGTCAAGCCGATAGCAATAGAGTTAGATATAGTATTGTTGAGGAAGTTAGTCCTCAAACTTTGCCTGGAAGTCCCACAGGGATTATATACAGAAATACGTCACCTGAGTTTTCTTTAAACAAGGATACAGTAAGTTCTGATGAAATCAGATCCGACACCAGGCAAGCTGACGTTATTGAGGTAGGGGCGAAAAGCGAAGGGTCTCTCGGTTTTGAGTTGTCTATGGCTTCTTTTAATCCTCTGATTGAAGCAGTAATGGGCGGAACTTTTTCCACTGCGGTAGATGAAGTTGACACCATGACTGTGACTGCATCTACTGGCGAATATGCTGGGACTGCTAATCCTTTTGCAAACATAGTCGTTGGGCAGTGGGTGTACTTTTCTGGATTTTCCAATAGTGGGAACAATGGGTGGAAAAGAGTTTTGACAAAAACAGACAACAACACAATTACAACTGCAACTACTGGCTTGGTTGACGAGACAGGCACAGGCGATGAGAACGTTAAAGGCAGCATGTTGCGCGATGGTACAAACGTTAAAACTTTTAGTGTAGAGCGATCTTACCTAGACGTAGGGTTCCATGAACTTTTTAAAGGTCAGCGTGTTGGGAGTTGGTCTGTTGATGCTAGTGCAGGAGCAATTGTTAGTGGGTCTTTTGGTTTTATGGGGCAAGACATGTCTACATCATCGTCTAGTTTTATGACTGGCGGCCACACTGCAGCTAACAGCAACCCAGTAGTAAACGCTACAAGCAACATTGGAGATATAAGTGTTGATGGATCTCCACTTACGACTGCTATTAAATCGATTAATTTCAACTACGATAGAAGTCTTGGAGAGAAGCAAGCAGTAAGCAATCGAGTGCCGATCGGTTACCGACTTGGGACTATGACAGGTAGCGGCAGTTTAGCTGCGTACTTCGAAGATGGAACTTTATACAGCAAGTTTTTAAATCACGATTATTTTCAATTATCTTTTAGTTTTGAAGATCCAAGTGGTCGTCGTTTAAGAATAAGTTTTGATAAAGTTGTGTTTAGCTCTGGCGGATCACCAAGTGTTCCTGGAAAAGATCAAGACGTCATGCAAAACTTAGATTGGGAGTCGATGCACAGTGACACTTACGACTGTCAAATACAAGTTGATTACATAGCATAAAGTCTAAGAGAAGGGGAAGCTCATGGGCATTTACGATTTATTTTTAACGGACAGAAACCTCGAGACAGAAGGCATTTACCTGGAGTACGCTGGCGCAAAGTTTTTAGTGGCGCGTGCCGGTGGAAGCAATAAAAAGTTTACGACAATAGCGCAAAAAAGATTAGCTCCGTTTACCGAAGCAATGCGACGCGGCGTTGTGGATGAAGAAACATCCGTCAAAGTATTGGCAGAAATTTATGCAGATTCTGTTGTTTTGGATTGGGAAAACGTTACAGATAAAAAAGACAATCCATTGCCGTACAATCGCGAAAACGTAATAAAAGTTTTGACAGAACTGCCCGAACTTTTTGATGTAATTCGAGTTGAGTCTGAAAATGTTAAAAACTTTAGGCCGCTTGTTTCTGAAGAGGACTTAGCAGCGTTGGGAAACGACTAAAATGGGATCTCCGTTATGGGGATCGTGAAACCATTTTTATGTTAACAGGTCTAGCAGCAGACCGAATTAAAGAAGGATTAGGCTACGAGTCCATTCCTGCTGCGCTAAAAAACATTCCAAACATCACTGGTGACGAATGGGTCATGGAGTCTTTTTGGGAGTTAAACTCTTGTCGTGCTATTGGCATGGCCCCAGGCCCAATCCCTTGGACTGCCATAAAGATGTTTGCAGATGAGCTTGAATTACAATCAACTATCCGCGACTACTTCTTCCGTGCAATCAGGTATCTTGATATAATATACATGGAGCATCTAGCTAAGGATCAAGATAATGGCAGTAAAAACGGAAACTCGCGTCATAAAAATTGACGTCAATGCGACTCAAGCTGCTAAAGCAACTAAACGATTAAATGCGCACATGAAGCGCCTTAATAGATCCGCAACATCTGTAACTGAATCAATTTTTAGATTCCAGATGGGGATGCAAGCACTAGCTAGTTTTCTGGCGATACGAGAAATTGCAGATTTAGCAGACAAGTACACTATTCTACATGGTCGTTTAAAGCTAGTAATAAAATCCCAAGAAGATATGATAATAGTGCAACGCGATCTCAATGCGTTAGCTAGTGATGTGTTTACAGATGTTGGCTCTGTTGCTAAAGCATATACTGATCTTCAGCTTAAAATAAAAGGTGTGCGGTTAAGCCATGAAGATACAATAAAAGTTGTTAGAACAATGGCGCAATCATTTAGAGTATCTGGGTCTACCGCAAAAGAAGCTAGTAGTGCTACATTACAGCTTATGCAAGCGTTGAGCAGCGGAAAGCTACAAGGTGACGAACTTAGAACTTTGCGTGAATCAAACATTTTACTTTTAGATGCGATAGTTGAACAATATAGAAGAGTTAACAAGATTCAAAAAGACGCTAAATTAAACATTAAGGAATTAGGTGCGGAAGGTAAAATAACACCGACAATTATTTTAGATGCACTTAAAAGATCTGCTCCGAAGTTCGAGGCGCAAGCTAAAAAACTATCAATTACGTTTGAGAATATTTTCGTTGTGGCACGCAATAAGTTAGCAGCGTTTCTTGGAGATTTAGAAGCTAAAGGTACACTTAAACCTTTAAAAGACGGATTGCTTGAAGTGGCTAAAGCCGCAGATTCAGCAGCAGTAGCGTTCGGCTCTTTTGTGGCACTTTTTGTAGCGGCTAAAGTTTTGACAGGCATAAAAGCAACGGCAGCAGCGCTTATGAGTTTAAGAGTAGCGCTTTCGACTGGAGGTTTAGCAGCTATCACAGTGGCCATGGGCGCTTTAATTGGTTATGTATATGAGTTAGGA